ATAATATGCCATCTACCCGTGCCTGCCATTTTATCTGTTACTTTTCTAGATAATGACAATACAAAATCTGCAATCATAATTTTCGAATACGATTCTGAAATTTTATCAGCTTCGATAATATCCATTTCTAATGCTGACCTATTTGCCTGAGATGCTGTAAATACAGGAACTTCATACTCTCCTGCCAAACCTCGTAAATCTTCATAAATAGATTCTAACTCATGTCTCATTTCTTTTCTAGATACAGCACCTCTCAACAAATCGGCATAGTCGACAATAATTACATCAGGCTTCTTACCTATCAAAGTCATTTTTTCAATATGTGCTCTTAAGGTTAAACAAGAAGCTGTCTTAGTTGGATAGTATTTAATTGTTAAATTTCCTTTTAATTTACTTACGGTATGTTTAATGTCTTCTTGATTATACTTTAAATTTTGAGCTGCGATACCCGTAACTACCGCATCATAACGTTGACCTACATACCCTTCATTTAATTCTAATGTATAATGAACTACATTTAAACCTTGTTTAACTGCATGAGCGCCTACGTTAATAAGACCCCATGATTTACCGATACCGGCTGGAGCTACAAACACTACCATTTCACCTTTACCGAAACCACCATCGGCTAAATCATTAATGACTGGCCATGGCGTAGGAATAGTTGATCTAATATTGTCTTTGTATCGTAATTCAACTTCATCATTATATTCATGACCAATTGCCTTATCAGCTCCAGCTTTCATTGCATTATCAATTGCTAATTTAATTTGATCATATTCACCTTGTTCTAAAAGTGATACTGAATCTAAAATTGCTCTTTTAATGCATTGGTTTTTACAAAATGCAACTGTTTCATCTTTAATAAAATCTAAATCATTTGATTCTAAATGCTTATAAACTTCTTTTAAAGAATCAATAACTGACATTTTCATTATATCAGATGTAATAGCCGATGTCTTGTATTTAAAAACGTCTAATGTAGGTGTTTGACTAAACTCATGAAAGTATTTGATAGTATTGTCAACAATCCAAGAATTAGCATCTGAATCAAAAAATTCAGGTAATAAAATATCTGAAACTTGTTGTAAAAATGCTTTATCTGTCAACAATGCAGAAATAGTCTTTACTTGAAAATTATTTCCGAATGCTGTTAATTTATCTGCCATACTATCAATATATGTTCTTTTTCTGTAAAATCAAAATTATTTGTTTGCGTATCCTGCTAAAGCTGAGAAACTATTTTGTAACCAACTGTCTACATTGGGAATAGCGGTATATGCCTTATCAAACATAAATACTTGTTTAAACTTTAGTTTATTAAATGTAGGTGTATCTGCATCAGCTAAATCTCTAATCAATGACTTGAATGTACCTGCAATATCTAAATCTTCTAAATTCATTATAGCATAGTTTTGTCTAATAACAGTTTCTGCATCTAGTATTTGTTGATACACTTTATGTTCTGATAATCTATCTTTACAATACTCAAACACATCATCAATTTCTAATTGTTTATCTTCTAATAAAACAGGAATACGTTTAATTAATGTCTTAGGACCAATACCATCAACTCCTTTTACATTATCAGATGCATCACCTATAAATACTTTAAAATGAATATAGTTATGAGATGGCACTCCGAATTTTTCTAATACCTCAGGCTCATTAAACATTTTCTTTTGTACTGGTCTCCATACTTGAGTATTTTCATTAACCAACTGAAGAAAGTCTTTATCATCTGACATAATAGTTACTTTGGATTGTTTAGGTCTAAAGTATTCTGTAGTTAAATAAGCAATAGTATCATCTGCTTCAATATTGTCAATTGAAATACATGTAATAGGTAAACATTCTAAATAAGAAACTAGCATACCATATTGACGTTTCATTGACTCCATTTCTTGCTCAACAGTCATTTCACCTACTTCTTCTGAACGTCTAAATCTAGTATTAACAGTTCTGTTTTCTTTATAAGCAGAATTGATTTTTCTACGACGAGACGCGCCTCCTTTACCGTCAAATACTATAATACATCTAGTAGGATTAAATTGTCTAATAACAGCGGCAATAGATCTTAAAAATCCTATTGAACCGCCGATGTGATCGCCGTCATCATTTACTAATGGGACTGCGCTAAAAACTCGAATAAAAGAATTTGTACCATCAACAATAAGAACTCTGGAATCTTTATTGACTCCAGAGCCTCCTTGTTCATGTTCTACTCGAATTTGTTTTAATAATTCTGCGTAACTTTTTAACATGTTTATGATTCTTCACCTTCGAATTCGGTATCGATAATAATATCATCAACGCCAAAATCCGCACCTGCTCTGTAATTTAAAATATACTTGTCACAAATTACATTGTATATTTGATCTCGCATACCAGGTTGATCTAATAACTTACCTTGAAAGTCTTTAGATTGAAATTTAATTTCTTCTCCGGTGGAAGTGTCGGTATATGTATACCACGCACCTGCCTGTGTCACAAGCTTAAAATCTTTAAGCATTGTTAACCAAGAACCATAATCATCAATACCAGAATCAAAGTAAATTTCATAGTCAATTGACCTCAATGGAGGCCCCATTCTATTTTTAATTACTTGTGCTCTAGTTTTAATTCCAAATACTTCTTCTCGACCATTGTCATCTTTAAGTTTAATTTGACCAATTGACTTAAGACGAAGACGAACTGATGAGTGGAATCCAATTGCTTTACCACCCGAAGTTGTATATGGATCTCCGAATGATACTCCTAATCTAGTACGTAACTGATTTGTAAAAATCAAACAAAGACGTTCTCTACCTACAAAATTTGTAATCTTTCTCATTGCTTTTGAAAGTACAATTGCTTTTGAAGTAGCCCAACCATCTTTGTCAAATTCAGCTGCCATTTCTTGCTTGGTTGAAGCACCCGCTATTGAATCTACTACAATCGTAACTAGTCTGTCTTTTGAAGACTTTCTTACTGATTCAGCTAAGGTTTCAATTGCTTCAAAGATATCCTCTACTGTTTCCAAAGGAACGTAAAGCATTTCTTTTAAGTTAACTCCAATTGCTTCTAGAAACTCTCTTGAAATAGCATTTTCTGTGTCTATATAAATAGCCAAGCCGCCTTTCTTTTGAGTGTTAGCTAATGCATGAGCTGCAATTAATGACTTACCCGAAGCTTCTAAACCGGTAATTTCGGTAATTCGGCCTACTGGAAATCCACCGTGCGGTCTATTTGCAATTGCTAAATCCAACATGGTTGATCCCGTTGAAATCCATTCATTTACGTCGGACGGTGAATCCGTGTCCCCATCTAAAAAGTAAGCAACCTTATGATTAGATGCTTTAAACTTTTTATTTAGGTTTTCTGCTAGAACCCCTGCTAAGTTGTCTTGTAGATCAACCTCAAGGATTCCCTGTGATTTTTTTGCCATACCTTAAATTAATTGATTACTGATTGAAAAGATTATCGAATGCCGATGCTACATCGTCTACAGTCGCTACTGATCCTGCAGATGATTCTAGTCCAGATTTGTTTGCATTTGTTGCTTTAGTAACAGGGGCTGCTGCTTCAGCTGATGCTTCTGGATCTAACCATGATTTCAATAAATTTTCAATTTCATCATAACTGTATTCTTTAAAAATCTCAGTTACTTTAGGTTGTTGACCTAATTTTTCAATAACACCTTTGTCTTGAGTTACAGGTGTTTGATTTGGTTTAACACGAATCGATGTTTCAGGAAAGTCTTTACCTGTTTGTTCTTTTGATTTAAAATCAACGGTTACGTCTCTACCAGTTACTGGATCAGTGATATCACCATAATCAGGATCTGCAATAAATCCTAATAGTTCTTGATACACTTGTTTACCAAAACCCCAAAACTTAACTCCTTCTGATTCTTTACCTCTTACTAGAATTGGTACATAACAACGCATAGTTGGTTCTAATTTCTTACCCATTTTCCAATCATCAGAATTACCTGTTGATTTTAATTTTTCTGCAAATTCTACAATAGGATCTTGCTTACCAAATGAAATTGGAGAAAGAATGTTTTTACCACTAAAATTGTAATGAAAGTACAATTCCATGAAAGGATTTTCACGATTGTGTTGAAAGGGAACGATACGAACTACGTTTGTCCCTACTTCTGGTTTCCAAAGATTGTCTTGTTTCTTTGTTACGGTCTGCAAAGCTTGAAGCTTGCTTTTGATTTGATCTAAATTGATTGCCATTTTTCTTTTTGTTATTTGTTATTTGTTAATTGTTATTTGTTAATTGTCATTTTGAATAGTGGCCAGTTATTCTAACGCCGCTTAACTTTCACAACTTTTATTAATATAATGATCTTTTTTCAAAGATCCTAATCAAATGTTGATAATCTGATAAACTTTTGTTTTTAAACAACGAAGTTCATTGTTAGATGCAATTAAGAATTGATTTGCATACTTGCTCCAATCAATTACATAACTAGTATCTAATATACCATTATTTTCTTGTTTTATCAAAGCATTTAAAGAATTTACTGTAAACAATGTATTTGTTTCTTTTCTTCTATGAACAATCATTGCACCTGGTAACATTCTTTTTATATGTTCAGATTTGTTTATGTTAAAACTACAAACTAACTCATCTGATGCTTCAATTGAAAGTATAAATATTTTCTTATATGCTAATTCATACGTCTTCCCGATCATCTCAATTGTATGATCTAATTCTGATTCCGTTGTAAATAAACAGATAAGTTGTACACTCATTTTCCTTTCGCGCTATCATGTATAAATATAGTTAAAGTTGGTTTTTTACTTCAGTTAAATTATGATAGTCTGGTCCGATCTCTAATGTTATTGGAAACTTACCATTTTCTTCAAATTCTTCTTTTAATATATCAATTAGTTTCCGCCCGTCTAACGTATGGAAATCTATAACAAATGCATCATATGTATAAAGTATAATCTTACTTTGACAAGTTCGTATACGATCAACTATATTATTAATTACAGCCATATTTCTTTCCGTTTCATATGCCTGTAATAAATAGTTAAGAAGCTTTGCAGGATTCAAATCAGTAAAAAACTTACCATGTAATTTTCTACCAAATAATGGAGTTTCGATAAATCCATTGTCTCTATAAAATTCCCATAGTCGACTTGTATACTCTGAAATTTTATCGAAAAATGGAACAACTAAATACTCTTGTTGAATACCTCCATATAACTGTCTAAATGAAATTGACTTAGACTCACTGTATTCATCATCTGATAACTCTGTTTTATCAAAATAGTACTTTCCTAAATATTCATGTACCGATACATTATCCGGAAATGAATAATCTACTAGATTTGCTAATAAACGTAAATGGTAAGCATCATAATCAAAAGACATTAAAAAGCCATCTTTTCCAAATCTACTTATAAATGTACTACGTTCTCCATCTTTCTTTAAAGCTGCAAAGTTAATTCCATTAAATCTATTAGATGGTCTACCTGTTGTTGTATATGGATTATATTGTGTATATACAAATCCATTATCAATAGGTGTCTTTTCAAAATACTGATTCATTAATTCAGGTCGAACAAATAATCCATTCTGTTCAATTTCATATAAAGCATTCAATGCAGTTTCATTATAAAACTTAAATGCATCTGTATCTTGATAAAAATCCAAGTCATTAAAAAATACATTTACTATTGACTGACACATTTCTATATGTTTAGTTAAAGGAATAATTGTATTTAAATTATTGAATCCTGGATATGTACGAGCAAAAAACTCATGAGCATATGTTTCAAATTCATTTGGCATTGACTCGTTACGATGAAAGTATCGAACCATATCCATATCAATTAAATTTGGATGAGATGAAAATCTCTTAAATGATTTTTTATTGTATACGAATATATTAGTAGTCGTTGGAATTTGTTCTAATATATGTACTGGCAAACGTTGACCTTCTGTATGATTAAATACGCATCCAAATTCTAAATCTGAATATAATACATATACATATAAAAATGAAAGAGAATCAGTGTGAGTAGATTTAAACCCATTACTGTAAATCGGAACAATAATCCAATCCGATTCCGAATGCTCACTTAATAACTTTTCATATTCGGCAACTGATTCTACTATTATCATTTACCGAAATATAATATCATTATTTCGTAAGTCCAAATTTTTGTTTAAATTCTGTAGGGCAAAGAGGTGAATATACTGTAAATTCTTTAAAGTCAGTGACGTATTTATCTAATCCTATAAATTTAACAGAATTAGATCTAATAGTACGTTCATTTGTATCTGATACACCGTATGTAACTATAGTGCCATTATTAGTAATATCATGTAATGGGCCTGTAAGTTTCCAATCGATTGCAATTGCATTATACAATGTTTCATCAATACCGGCTTTAACTTTACTCCATAATTTGAATTGCGCTTCATCTATTTCAAATATATCAGCTAAGCTGGTATAGTTTCTTCTCCTAATAAAATAACGTTTAAATGTACCATTTATAAAATTACTTTCAATAGGAGTTGAATATGCAAATTTAGGTTGTGTATTATATGACCTAGTAGATTTACTTTGACTTCCGTTGTTTAAACTTTGTTTGTAAATTATAAACTCGGGTTGTTTAATAGTATCAATAAATTTATTTAAAGTCTTTGATTCTATTTTATCATATACCGCTCCTGACATTACAGATCCGTCTATGTATTTATGATAAAATCCAATGTATTCGACATTATCAGTTGTCATAAATTCTTTACCAGCCGTGTATAGGTTGTTAGTAATCTGTGACGATGGATAGTATAAACGTTTTCTTGCCATTATTTCATTCTCATAACTGTTGATAATGTAGTCGTCCAATCATTATTACTTATATTATGTTCTACATTAGTAACTGTAAAATAAACGCTACTAGCATAATCACTTGGAATATAATTAGTAGTTATCGTATTTCCAAATACTATTCCTTCAATTCCGTCAACTGTTACTGATAAATCAATTGCTGCGGGTTGTAATTTATTTGGAGGTGCTGTAGATGGTTGGGCTGATTTTAATTTCGACAATGCAGCTGACATTTTTTGTATATTAGCATCTGATATGTCTTTTATTAAGTCTTTTGTAATTGGCACTAAATCAGTTTCAGGATTAAATACAGTATCTGCTTTAATCTGACCTGCTAAATTGTCAGACACATATACATCAGCTGTAGCAGACGTATTTGCTTGTCTAGCAGAAATATATGCAGCAGCTGCAAACTTTGAAGGTATCTTTGTATTCATTGATATGCTTCGAACCATTGATCGTTTAGTACCCGCTTCAAATGAATATGGAGCAGGATTTGAATTTATATAGTTTGTATCAATTATTGACCATTCAGTTGGTTTAATAATTTTTGGATCTGTAATAATTCCTAATAAATGATATGAACCTGTATAAGTTTTAATCATTTCAAAAATCTTTTCGAAAAATGCATCTATTTGACCTGCATCTTTAGGAGTAGTATTTCCAATTGACTTTTGATATTCTTCTGCTGTTTTAAGTAACCAATCAATTGAAATTAATAATTTACTTATATCTCCATTTTCGATAGCTTGTTCATGGCCTGTATTAGTAATATTAAAATCATCGCTATAATTCATTCGACCCGGAATGATTAATACTAATGGATTTGCAGATCTCATATTAGCATTAACTTCACTTATAGTAGTTGTCTCATTACAAATATATTTAAATTTAACTTTACTACCTATCATTTTATTAATTTGATCAACTACTTGTTCTAAAGTAACATAATAAATAGGCTCGGCAGGTTCTTCACCTTCATCTGCATCGCCATCGGCTTCTTCTTGTCCCTCAGGTGTTCTTTTAAGTTTAAATGCAACTGCAATCAGATCTAATTGCTCGCCCTTTAAAGGTAATGCCGTCTCGGGTTCGATTTCACTTACACTGCCATCGGCAGAAACTCTAGTTACTTCATCTTTAAATAAAGAAAATATATTATTTGCAGGCGATTCTTGACCTGGTTCTGTAGATTCGGGTGGCGGGGGCGGTGGTGTAGCTCCTGTTTCGAATTGACCCGCAACACGTAATGATGCAGCTAATACACTTTCCGATATTGCTTCACATGTACAATCAAATCCGCCATTGGCATTTAAATTATAAGAAAAGTTATATACAATACCAGAAAATCTCATAGGCTTGCCAGCTGCGCCACCTGCCGAATTCCAACCTGCTTCAATTGTTACATCTGCTCCTACTGTAAAAAATGCACTTAATGAATCTAATCCAGATAAACTATAAGTAGTAAATGATAATTCTGCTCTTTTAGTAGAACCCCATTTTCCTTCATTTGAAATTTTAACTGCTGTAATATGAGACTTAGGAGTAAATCTTTGAGTGCCTGTATTTGTATACATTCCATTTGCACCAAAGCCTCCCTGCGTCGGAACTGTTAATGAAGATGATTTTCCATTTACTGTCTTTGCAGCTGCAAATGCATATGCAGTTTTTTGCAATAGCCATGCATGTGCGCCTGAATCTCTAAGTTGAGCTCCATAGTATGCTTTTCTAGTATTAAGTGTACCCTGAACACTAGAATCTACATCTTCTGCAAATACCTTTCCAGTTACTGGTTTATTATCTGCCATTATCTATTTGTATTTTGTAATTGTAAATCGTCTAAAACATCATTTGAATTAGCAGGTATTCGTAATTGAATGCCTGGTTCTAAAAACAAAGAATCTTTTCGTAATGTTGGATTCGCAGCTGCAATTATCCACCATAGTTCTGCTTGTTGATAATACTGATAAGCTAATTGATCTAATCTATCGCCTATTTGTGTAATTACATAAATATCTGTATCGTCTTTTTCAATAGTAGGTGGTAATAACGGAGAATAGTATCTACGTTTATGTTCTTTATCGACATTTACTGTAGCCGAAAATAAATAGTTATCATATCTTTCCATATCTTATGCCCCTGTCTTTTGTACTGGTGTCTTTGACTTTTTACCTACTTTAACTGTATCCATAGAATCAAATAACCAGTTACCATCGGTATCTTTATTATTCGCGCCTTTGATGGACAATGAATATGCTCTACCTCCTAATTGCGGACGATAATCAGCTATTACTGTATATCCTACACTTACATCTACTACTGTCGGTAATTGTTTAGCTAAGTTGTTTTCATCAACATCTTCTGCAATATCCCATGTAGCATCATCTGGTATTGAAATAGAAAAACTATTTAAAAAGCCTGGCGTCTCTTGAAATAAATGACCTAATGTTAATCTCATCATTGGACCTGATGCTCTTGCGGTTGAAAAGTCAGGCATTGTATAAGTAGCTAAATAATTTAACTTTCTCCAAATAGGAATCATTTCTGATCTAGATAATGCTGCGACTCTAAAAGTAAATGATACGGTTCGTTCAAATGACGTATAAATATATGAACCATCTGGCCTACCCATTATATTGATATTATTCCAGCCCGGACTAAAATCGTCTGTAAATCCAGTTAATGTAGCACGGAATGCCATTGCTTGATTTTTTGCAACACCCAGAAAATAAAAATCAATTAAGTCTTTTGATGCTTCATATATATCTGATTTAATTCCAATATCAACTGCATTTATTTTATCTCCTTTAAAATTAGGATTTTTAGCTAATGCATTTTTATCATTACGTAAATCTGCTAATGAAGTTATGAATGAGCCTTTACCTTTTTGAGGTACTGACGTTTTAGCAGAATCTAATGAACCAAATCCATATGTCTTTTCTAATGTTTTTTGATATTGGGCATTTGTAGAATCAGGATCAATACCTTCTCTTAACTTTCTAAAATCTAAAGCAACATTTGATTTACGTTTAGACTTTTTAGGTATTTGACCATATGAAGTAGTTTTCCAAGTTGCAATATCAGCTGATGAACCTTTTAAATTTAACCAATCATTTGATGTAGCATATCCCGGATCTTGAAATGATTTTAATTTTTTTCGTAATCCATTAATATCAACATCTGTAATAGTTTGATTTGCAAACTCAGTTGTTGCAGCTTTTGTATCATTAAATAATGATGGAATGTAATTGTTTAAGTATTTATTAAATAATCTATACTTAGCTGTATAATTACTTTGTTTAGCATTAGCAATTGCTAATTGACTAGTATTAACTACTCGCGATAATGTAGTAGAACCTAATCCATATACTGATTGAGGCCCACCCCATGAATTATCAATAATTAAACTGTTATTACTTAGTTTATTTTTTAATTCGGTTAATCTATCACCGGTACCGGAATTAGTATTAAATATTAATGTCTTAACGCGTATTGCATCTTCATATTTAATTATATTAATTGCACCATGTGCTGGAAATCGTAATCCGGTAGATCCGCCTGCTAATGACAATAATGATTTTAGACCTGTTTGAATTCTATTTAATCCATTAGGCCTAGTTAATCCTAATCCTACTTGTTTAGTAATCCATAAAAGACCTTTAGGTGATGCAGCAAATTTACCTAATCTAATAGTATCATATAATAATCTACTAGCTGCAGTAACAGCGCCTCCTCTAATTAATCCATCATCAAATGTACTACCCCAACGTTGTGGTTCTAATCCATTTTGAATACCCCTTGTTATATACGGTTGTTTTATATAAGTAGGATTATATGATTCTAATTGAAGATTAAACTTTGTATACTGATCATCAATCGGAGATGGTGATTTTCTAGTAACTGCCCAAGTACCTAAAATAGACTGTTGTGCATTTGACTTAACAGAATCTTCATATCTTTTAGTACTAGTGAATCCTAATGACTTAACTTTAGGAGATCCAGATCCTAATTGATTGTTTAATGAGTAATTACCTACTTGTAAAACTGACTTTCCTTTAATAGGATAAGTATATGTAGTACCATTAATACCTACAAATTTAGATGAATCATATTTAACTGTAAATCCTTTTGCTGCAGTATCTAAAATAAAATTAACCGCAGGTGGTATTATACCTTTCCATCTAGTACTATTAGGTTTGTTAAGTAATGTTTCGGACTTTAATAAAATATTTTCAGGATATAATTTAGTAGGAGTATACTTACCAGGAGAAAACTTAGAAGGCAATGAATCTAAATTTAATTTAGATGAGTTTATAATTGGCTTCGTAAATTTAGTTTTTTGTGAATACACTTTTATTGTATCTACATTAAACTTAGACTTATCTACAAATGACTTTGTAAATATACTAGTACCTGAATAAGAAGTTAATTTAGTTGTATCTAATTTAGATTTAAAAATATCTGGAGATTGTTTAATGTATCCGGCCTCTAATCTTTTTTGATCTACTTTAGTTACTTTAATGTCTTTAATATATACATTACCTGTTAATTTTGATAATGATACAGATACCGGTGATTTAATACTAATCTCTGATTGATTATTTTTAAGTACAGGTGTAGTATAATTAATAGTTTGTATATTGTTTTGTAATACAGGTAATGTATATCTAATAGTACTTGTTAATGTATTTTTAAGAATTGGTGTCTTAAATGCTATTTGCTGAATTAATTTGTTTATACTAACTACTTTCGTTCTTATATTATCAGTTGGTTTACTAGTTAATTTAAGAATCGGTAATGTATAATTAATTAACGCAGATTGATTGTTTTGTAATTTTGGTGTAGTACGTTCAATTATTAAATCTGATTGAATCGTAGTTATAATTGGTACAGTTAAATTAGATTCGACCGACGTATTAATTTGATTTAAATTGGACGAATAATTAACTGACGTATTTACATTAGTAGTATCTACTTCTTTTATAGGTTGTACTACTGAATTTGGTGTATTAATAATTGCAGGTACTTTTATCGGAGTAGTAGCCATTGGCTGCGTAGTTGGTTTAGTACTACTAACCAAAGTATCTACTTTCATAGGCTTTCGAAATGAAGCCAAGTTTGATTTTAAATCTGTTAACATTATACTGCCCCGTATGAATTATCTACTTTACCTACATAACTTCTATTCATTGTCTGAACTTTATCAATTTCATTAACTACTTTATTACCTATTTTAACTATAACTGGTTGGTTCATTGCAGCTGCAATTTGTTTAAGTAATGCAACTGTTTCTGAATCGCCCGATGATTGTTGATTGCCTCCAAATAAATTACCTAACATTGCTAATGGATTTGCCATATTTGAAGCTTCACCTAATCCAGTACCTGCTATTACTGTATCATCAGGTGCCAATTGATATGTACCTTTTTTACCTGATACCATTAACCCACCATCGGGTGCAATTTGCGCATCATGTTCTTTTTTAGGTGTATCACCCGCAGCTTCTTTTGATTTATCTTCATTTAATCCTAACAACTTTAACGCCCAATCAGGAAGTAATCCTTTTATTTTATCTGTTGTCCATCCTAAAGCGTCTTCTGCCATCTTTTTAATACTCGGGAAAAATCCTTTAACTAAGTCAAATGCCAATGTAAATGGCCGTAATAAATATTTTATTATACCCGAGCCTATATCAGATAATCCACTAAGGAAATCTCCTTTAAATATTTTAACAATGCCTTTAATAATATCAAATGCCATTTGTATAGGAGCAAATGCAAATTTCATTAATGGGCCAATCGCAGGCAATATAAAATCAACTATCTCTGTAAGTGGATCTAAAATTTCCATCATCGGACCAGCAATTTTGCCAAATATAGCCATTACCTTATTACCCATTTCAGCTAATTTTTCTTGAGCAGAAGCTTGTTGTTGTTGAAGCACTAATTTTCTAGCTTCTTCAGCAGTCGTTGCTTGTAACTTAGCTAAATCTTCCTCTTTTAAATCTGATATAGACTTAATCTCACGACCCGATTCTTTCGATAAATCGTTTAATAGTTTTTGTTGCTCAGCGCCTTTTATTAATGCATCAACTTCCATATTAGCAGCTTTTGCAATAGCCTCTCGTTGGTATGGCGCCATTTTCATTAATTCGTCATACCCGCCCGCCTGCTTCATAATTTCTTCCATTGACTCATCAATTTTTCCATTTAAAGCTAATTCTCTTGCTTTATCTAGATTCATGTCTTTGCCAGTAAGAACGCGGGCTTCCATCTCAGCTGCAAGTGATCCTTCAATATCTAATAATCCATCTGTGATAGATTTAACTTCATCTAATGTCTTACCAAATTTTCTAGCAGTAATTACTGCTTTTGTTAATTGGCTTATATTTCCTTTAAATGTAGCTTGAACTGCTTTAGAACTACTCGCAACATCTTTCATAACAGCCTTATAATTCATCATACCACCTGTCATTTCTTCAGTAATACCTTGAATTGCAACTACGTTTTGCTCCGCCGTCCTTCCGGATAACATCGCCATTCGTTGAAACATCGCTGCATCTTCGCCTGCTAATCCATATTGTTTAGTTAACAACACTTGCGTTTCGGCCATTTCAGCTGTTGCTAATTTTGCACTGCCTAATACATTAGCTAATTCCATATATGATTTAGACATTTCGCCAGCTGAAGCTCCAATGACTTTTGTATTTTCGGCTATGTCTAAAAATTCATGATGTAAATGTTCTGCTTCTTCGCGTGATATTCCTAAACCACGTGCCATATCAGTAAGCTCTTGATCCATATCAAGTGCTTCCTTAATTAGTATTACCGCTGCGGCCGCGGCGATTGCATATGGATTAATACTTTTTAATGATGTAACTAAACCTTTTGCTCCTTGTTTAAATCCTTTAAATCCCCCAATTAAATTGTCTTTAAAAGATGCTCCTTCTTTAGTAGCTCCCTGTAACGTTGCTGAAAAGGTTTTTGTTAAATCTTTTGCAATACGTTCTTTTAAGTCATCTACGCCTAATGCTTTTGATAATATACCGCCTACTACAGGAATTGACTCAATTGAATGTTTAATATTATCAATAAATCCTAATGATTCTTCAATTTCATCGCCGTATTTTTCTTCTATAGCATGAATCTTTTGCTGCTGTTTTGCTATTTGTTCTTGTAATTTAAGTCGCTTTTTATCAGTTTCTAATTCTTTTAATTTAGCTTTTCCTATCTTAACAGCACTTTTTGTTTCATTTAATATAAACCCATGTTCTTTTCGTTTATCCTTTAAATGTTCGCCTGATAAACGTTTAATTGCAATTGCATGTGATTTAACTACATTTTCATTTTTTTCAATGTCTGATAAAATACCTAAACGCTGTTCATCTATTTTTAATAATTCAGCTGAATAATCAACGATATCGCCTAATACGTCAGATTCCTTTTCCTGTTTCTTAGCAAGTTGCTTCTTTAACGAAGCAATTTCCTTGGCTTGGTCTGCAATTAGTTTATCGTGGTCTTTAGCCATTATTTATCAAAGTTCTTTTTAAATAATTTTGTAGACTTATTTTTAATGTTTTTAGTCCACTTAGAATATTGTTGCATGAATTCGTCAGTAGACATATCAGAACTAAATTTATAGCCATATTTCGTAGCTTCATCATACATCTTTTCAGCTTCTTTAACTTGAGTCGCAGCGTCTTTTTCTAATTGAGCTAAATGTTCTGCTGTTAATTTAATTTGCGCTTGCAAATTTTTCCACTCTGTAGATTTTTTAATTTTTTCAGCATCTCGTTTAACTTTAGGAGTTAAAATAAGAGATATAATTTTATCTACTAGTCCTTCGACAATTAACGGACTATTTGAATAGTCGTACTTATTAACTTCTTCTGTTATAATAGATCTAATTTTAGATAGTTTCATCCTAGTCTTTATTCTTTAATAAATATCAAATGTATTATTTTCGAATAACTCGTTTAGGAGATCCAGGTGCTTTTGAATTAGCGTCTTCCTGTTTCTTTTTTTGCTCATCTAGAGCTTCTTGAGTTTTCTTTAAATAAAATTTTCTAAGCCATATAGGCATGTTGTATACCTCGGTCCAGGTAAACCCTTTTCCGTAATATACTATATCAAATAATTGAGAATGCAGTATTGGCTTATACTCAGGACTGAGGCCAAAAAAAGTTAGTATCGATATTGAAACTCATATCCTCCTCGATATGAGCGCAATGGTTGCATTCAAATTCTACTTCAAATAATTGGTTAGGAGATACTTTATTAACTTCAGTTCTTAATGCTCTAGAATCCATTGCAAACAATTCATTATCTACAAAATGCATAATAAATGATTTATCTGTATTTCCATCAACTGATAAAATTAAATGCTTTAATCTAGTAGTCAATTCTCTATCAATTCCGTCTTTTTTAATAGATTTTTTTAATGAATCTAATTCATTATCAATACGCTTATCATCTCCCGTAGTTAAAATTTTAAATGTAACTTTTCTACCCGTCTGTGGTAATGTAAATTCAAATACATTAGGTGCAATCATTGTAGTAGTATCAACTTCTTTAACCGGTAATTTAGTTAAGTCGATTGACATTTTAGTTTTTTCTTCGCACTTAGGACATGTTACTTCAATTGGATATTCTTTACCATATCCTAATATACGAGCAGCTACCATAATTCCGTTTTTATCGCCGATAGCTAAATCATTTAATCTAATATTAGATACAATCATTGACTGTAATAATTTGTCAATAACTACACCTTGTTTAATTAAATTCTGAGAAGTTAAAATGTCTTCTTCTTTGGCTGTCATGTACTTCATTTCAATTTTACCTTCAGCTAATAAATTACCTTCGGAATATAAAACTCCTTTAGATGGTAATTCGACTATTTCTGTTGGGAAATTGTATTGACGAACTTCGGCTTGATCAAATTGCTGAAGAGCAAATGCTTTTAATTGGTCATCTGATAATTCTGATGACGATCCTTTTGGGTAAGAATTTGGAACTGTTGTCATAAACTTATTTAATATAAATATATAAACAGTAAAAAAGACCCCGGTTAAAGGGTCTTTTAATATTTACTGCTTACTACCTTTACAATATATAATCTATAAGTATATCTCTGTTTGTATATATACATCAGGCATAATCCATGCTCGTCTAACTTCACGGGGATGATTTCCTCCTGGGTCTCTGAACGGATCTTTAAATTTACTTTTTTCAATTTTTAGTGTATTTAAAAAGTCTTTAATTGTTTCTGATCCGGTATACTTTAATTTGTTTATCTTATACAGCGTTTCAAGAGAATCAATATTATTTTGTTTTAGCATGTTAGCAATTGATATTGCCATTTTAGGTGCACTGGGCCTATACAATTCTTTGCCGTCTCTTCTGCGTTGATCGAAAATTTTATAATATGTAGCTGGTAAAAAAGTTAATCTTAAATACTTTATAACATCAGCTGACTTAGTAAATTCGTCTAAAAATGAATTATCATTTTCTTTTACTAATTTAGTAGATTCATTAATAGCGTTACGAACTTCAGTTTTAATCAGGTTTCTTAATTCTTGTATTTTCATATTTTTATTTCTATACTATAAAGATAATATATATTTTTCGTAATTCCTAAATAAATATTGTTTTTTTTATAAATCACCTGTTTTGCCCTTGAAAAGAATATCTGATTTCTTAAGGCCTTGTGTATTTAACCATTTACCTAATTCATAATTCATATTAGGTATAGGTTCATTTTCGTTACCGGGTGTTTTTAATTTAGGTAATAATACAGTATCTATAAACTGTTTTTCTATCGTATCATCTAATATAATAGATACTTCAGGATCTAATCTAATTGCATCCCAAAATGGAGTCGTTAATTGTTTAAATTCTGAACCTTTAGGATTTTTTAGCTCATCGTTCGAAACTGTTTTACCTAATGCAAATAAAGCTGATGCAACTGTTTTAATGTCTTTAATATTATCATATACATCTAATCCTTTTTGTATAATACTAATACCCGGCACTAATGACATTCCAAATTTACCTAATTTTTTTAATGAACTAACAGCGTCCTGTTCATTAGCCTTACCTACAATTACTTCAAATGCTTGTTTTACTTCGCCCCATGTAGGTTGCGTATCTTCTAATAAAAGTTGTTCTGCTATAGGTTTAAGCTTGATCATTTGAAGCTTGTTTTAATACACCTTTTAATTTACTAGCTATTTGAGTAAAGTCTTGTTCTGTAATACCAAATGCAATTGCGACTGCGCCTAATAAAGCAACTCGTTGAGCATTATTTTTTAATGACTTAACAGCTGTCGGATCTTCAATTAAATCTATTACTTTAGCTCTGATAGAACTGTCAATAGCTTTAATAGCCATATTTAAATTTTTAATGACTTGAGGATCTTGTATTTTATTACCGTCAGGTCCTACAGGAATAATATCTACTTCATTTAATGCAGATACAATTTCTTCTTTGATTAATTTTCTTAATTCAGATGTTTTCATTTAATTAAAATATGTTTGTTCAAAATATAATACTTCAAAGTTATTTTCTACATTTACTAGCATTGCAGCATTTAATAGATCTGAATATTCAATTACAGACTCTGTTTGACCTTCTCTCAATTCACGTAAAAAATCAAATGTAGCTATATCAGAACTAAATAAATCTTGTGAGTCGTTATTATAAGCTTCGAACAAAGAATACTCTAAAGTATATGCTTTATTGACTATGTCGATTAGGTTATCGAACGTAATATTAGGCTTAATCGATGGCAAAGTAGGGTATACATTCCAATCTACTAAATACTTTTGAACCTTTTCAGCATGGGTTAATTCATTAGCAGCTTCTTGTGCAAAGAATGCAGCTGCTTTTAAATATCCTTCACTAGCACACCAGTTATGTGCATTTCTGTAAAAGTAGTGAGCGGTATATTCGTCTTTTAAACGATCAGTTAATTTTGAAACCGTATCTGATGATAATGTTTTTGGTGTTTTAATTTCAGATTGAGATACTTGCTTTATCATATAATAATAAATATTAAACAGTAAAAAAGCCCCTGCAAAGCAAGGGCTCCTTAATATATTTTTGATTTTATTCTTTAATAACCTTCCGAGGCACCGGCATCTTTAATATCAATAATTAAAGAAGCTAATTCATTGTAATCAAATTCTCCTCCAGTTGTACCAAGATAATTTTCTAAAGCTATAACAGCTTCTTTAAATTCACCAGAAGGTTGAATTATTTTTAAAAGCTCACCTTCACTAAGTTGATTTTCGTTAACTGCTTTACGAACTTCAGTTCTGATCAAGTTTCGTAATTCTTGTAGTTTCATGCTTCTTATAATTTTAATATAAATATCAGGCTATTTTAAAACGCCTATTAACTGTTCAATACATGCTAATCGATTATTAACTATATCATTTTCCCAGAATCGAATCAATTTATAACCTTTAGATTCTGCTAATTGATTTTTTAACTTATCTAATCCTAAATTCTTTTTCTGAGTATTGTTTAAAGTATCTTCTGTATATTTGATAGGATTTGCATGCCAATAATCTCCGTCAATTTCTATTAATGTATTTATACTAGGTACATAAAAATCATATTCAAATCCATCTACATGATACTGATGAGTAAATTCTACATTTAATGATTCTAATATACTAGCAAATGTATATTCTAATTTCGATGGATTACCTTTTAAAATTTCTTTTCTATTACGAGCTAATGTTTCTAACAGTATTTTTTTATGCTCTTCTGACTTTGGCTTACCTTTTAATGCTTTTGATATCTTTGCTCGACGTTTAGGATCTGCAGCTGTAATTCGAATCTTTTCTAATTCTTCACCTTCATAAACTTTTCCTTTATTCCATTGAGATAATTCGCCGGATCCGAATCGTGTCTTTCTAGTCTCTCCTGATTTTTTAGCTCCTTTTTCAGAATAAAATCCTCCGTTCACTCTAGCTGCATGTCCTTGAATATACTCACCAAAACCAAATGTAGAAAAATAATTTAACTTTTCATTACAGCCGCATTTACATATAGGCCATTCTCCGTTATAATGTATATTAACATATGTTTGAGCACCGGAGATTTTGTGAGTTCTAGAATTGTGGTTTTGTAACCCTTTGTATGAATCGAATTCTCGATTACATTCTTTACACGTAAATTTGTCCATAAAAAAATTCCTTATACTATTATAAATATAAGGAATATTTTTTAAAATAAAAAATGATTATGTTATTTTATTAGAATAACGTAGTCGTACTTAAAATTGCAATATTGCGTAATCGTATTTCAACGTAAGAGTAATATTAATAGCATCCTCAGTTGAAAAATCAAAATCTCCAAATTGAGCATCTCCAATATAAGCACCTTTTAAAGTCCATTCTTCAACTTTATCACCCACAGGTCCTAATGCATTGAAAGTAATGTCTTTCTTGTAAAAGTCAGAATAACCATCTCTACCAGTAACTGATTCATGTGATAAACGAATCCACTCCATTACTGCTTGTGCAGCTGAAGGAACTACTGGATCATATAATGTAATAGATACATCATTCCAACGACCTTTTCCTTTTAATTTTCTTTCTACGTTGATATGATCTAAAATTACGTCACCGAAAGTAATGCTAGGACGATTAGCTGCTTTAATTAAATAAGAAGGAATTCCTTCAATGTACATTATAAATCTGTTAGCTACCTTTGGTTCAAAAGCGGTAAACATCACCTCACTTGGATCTAATAATTCTGCCATAATTTTATATGATTATATATGTTATAAATATATGAATTTATTTTTTCTTATTTGCTTCTTTAATCTTAGACGAATTGTATTGTCTAATACTTTCTGTTTTTGCAAATCTTCGTCCGCCGGCTTCTTTGATTTTAGTTCTCATTGCATTTGTAGATTCAACTACTTCACCTTTTGTTTTATCAAATTCACCTTTTTTAATTAAACCATGAACTATAAAGTTTGTGCGTGGTTGTTTTGTTAAATACATTACTGTTTTGATTGCATCATTTTCATCATCAACATTATCAACACCCCTAATGTATCTAAACTTGTATTGTTTTTTAGTTTTTTGATCTAATACAATATAACCATCATATTGTCTAGACATATCAGCTTCATTAACTACTGACTCGCCCATGGATGCTTTTGCGTTATCATAAATTGACTGCAACCAGTCTTTAAATTGTCCTGGTTCTCCAGCCTTAGATAAATCATGATGTGTCTTTATAAATTCAGTTACGAATGATTTAAAGTCTTTTGCTTCATGAGCCATTATGTCAATATCTGACATAGATGCTTCATTGATAGATTCATACATTCCAGATTGTCTTAGTTTTTGTCTAAATGCTGGAATTGATTCTGCCCAAGTTGTTACAGCTTCAACTGCACCTGAATTGTCTTCAAAGAAATCCATTACATCTGAATACCCTAATACTTCTACTAATTCTTCTAAACCAGAATCACCGCTGTATTCTTGTAATGTTTTCTTTATAGATTCTCTTATTAAATCTCTTAATATTTGTTCTTTCATCTTATTATATTTTAGTTTGCATTGCCATAGATATGTCCTTAAGGTCATTTTTTAATGTATTTACATTGTATTGACCACCTGCGATAATTTCATAAATTATCTTTATTTTTTTACTGTTCTTTTCAACAGACTGCGCATACTTTTTCATGTAATTATTTTTTTCTACTTGCTCAGCAAAGGCTTGCGTAAACTCATCAAATGATTTTGATTTGCATTGACTTGATAGGTCTTGAGCCGTTTGAGCGTTAAATACTTCAAAGAAATACTCTAATGCATTCTTCATGTCATATGTAGAATCATTTAATTCTATTTTTGCTAAACCTGCGGCTCCATATACTAACATTCTAGCGCCTATATAAGGCAATAATTGAGTAGCTAATGCATACTTGGTTCTTCTAGGATAAATTTTTGAATATCCAATTGGAGATCCTATTACTGCATCTACATCAAACCATACTTTATAATGATCTTGTGGTCTAGAATTTTCCCATGCTCCGTCAGATAATTGACCTAAAATTTCAGCGTTAAATAAATTAAGCTGAGATTGGTTTTTAACAGTTAATGTACCGTACTTAACTTCCGTTAAAGCTTGTTTAACCGATTCTTTTATTAAATTTTTTAATTCAAAAAGTTTCATTATATGTTAATTTATAAATAAATATCTTAATTCCATAAAAAAAGGGCGAATTACTTCGCCCCCTCTTTATTCGATTATACTATTATTGACCGAAAGAAGCTCCGGTTGGGAGAATGTTAAAGTCAATAACAATAAATTCAGCAGTCTTAGTAGGTTGTAAAAAGATTTGACCATACATAATATTCCTGTCAATCAAGTCAGGAGTGTTATTAGTTTCATCCATTACTACTTTGAAAGCATATAATCCTTGTCTTTGTTGAATAGACTCTAAATAAGGGTTAACAATATTTAAGAATCTGTTTCTAGTAGCAGCGGTATTTTGTTCAAATACTAAGTATTTAGTAGCTGATGCAATATACTTTTTAACTGCAATTAAAAGACGACGTACATTGATTCTATCTAATGCACTTGGCTTAGCTTGTAATGTCTTTTGACCCCAAACAGCAACACCTACACCTGGGAAGGTAGCAATTGGGTTAACACGACCATCATATAAATCATCTCTCTCAGCGTGAGTTAATCTAGAATAAACATCTGTTACTGAAGTTAATCCACCTCTGTTTAATCCTGCAGGTGCATACCATTCAGCTGATACTTTATCATTAAATGCTAATACTCCTGGAATAACTACTGAAGGTGGTACCCATGTTGGTTTATTTGCATTGGTATCCATAATTTTCACCCATGGATAATAAGTAGCTGCATAATTATTGTCTACTGCACTAACTGCATTGGTAGCGGTAGTAATATTATCTGTAATACTTGTATTATCATATATTAAGAAAGCATCGCCTCTATCTAATACCATTGAACTTGCATAGTCAATTACCGAAGGATGTAATGTATATATTACACCTGGCATTGCTACTAAATTAAAATCGTATTCATCTGGATTAGATAAAACATCAATGGCATCTTTATATACTGAAAATCCTGCAGCAGAAGTAGATGATAAATCAAATCCTTGTGTATTTGCAGCAACGATTTCAGAACCAACTAAAGATCTTCTATTAGGTTGAATTCCATCAGCTCCACCTTGGAACGGAACAACAAACTTACGAGTTTCAATTGAAGTATTCGAAGTTAAATCAACTGAACCAGAATAAGCTATAGCAGTTGTAGGATAACCTGCATTTGCTGATTGATTATAACTAGATAATAAGAAAGTTGTATTTACACCTGTTGTAGAACTTACTACCGGAATAGGTTTCAAATAGTTCCAGTTATCATTAGTTGTTAATGAATAATCAAATCCAAATGCAACTCTTTTATTGTAAAGACCATTTACATCTTGTGAAGTTACAAATGTAGCAGCAGGAACGTTACTTACCGTCGACGGTAATGAATTGTACAATGCAGCATGACCAAAAGGAACTAATTCAGAAGAATAAACTCCTTTGTCTACATTAGAATCCATTTCTACATAAACATATTTAGATTTGTTTGAATAGTTACCATTAATAATTACTTTACCATTAGAGAATGTTTTGTATCTGTCTCCAATTACACGAGCAATGTATCTAGGTGAATTAGGATCTAAGTTAACATTATCATATGATTCTAATACATTTGGTCTATTATCTGAATCTTGAGAAGTAAATGGAGAACCTAATAACTGCAATTTGGTTTGGTCAACAGCTCTAATTGTTACTGAGAATGAACCATACTCTGAACCAGCTACCGATCCTGCAGGTTTAATATTTGATACAATTGCTTTAACTTCATAGTTAGAATAAACACCATCTGCGATAGTATGTAATTTAAACAAGTTAAAGTTAGTGTTGTTAACTGTTTGTGAAATAACCCAAGGAGTAGTAGCTTCTTTATAAGCTTCTCTAAAGTCTAAATCAACAGTTGTTAATGACATTGATACAAATGTAGTAGCAGACCCAGAATACATTTGAGCTGCTCTAGTTTCAAACATATTGTATAAATACACAGGATCTTTTGTAGATTGTGCTTTTAATCCTAATGACTTAGCAATGTAATTTGTAGCGCTAGGATTTAATGATGCAGATACATATGTACTTATAAAATTTGAAGTACCAGGGAATGTAGCAGAATCAACTGTAAATACTCCAGATACAATTAAATTTGCAACACCTGAGCTAGTTGATACAGTATCTACAGTTGATAAACTAAATAAATTAGTTGTACCATTGTAGAAAGCTGTTGTTTCTGATAAAATTTGTGAAGGATGTAGAAGAGCAACTAATGAACTTGTTACAGCTCCATTAGAACCTGAATAGGTAGCAGATAAAGCAACTACTTTACTTACTTTGTAACCATCATCTGGTAATGTTCTTACTACTGTTAATTGACCTGAATTTGCTAAATACTCTTTTGCAGCGTATGGCAAATAATAATTCGGATTGGTATCACCGAAAACTTGTGTGAATTCACCAAAGGAACTTACTGTGGTTGGTACACCTGCCGGGCCTTTAACTGTAGGACCAATAAACGCAGCACCAATCGCAGCAATTCCTTGTGGTAAATAAGATAAGTCTTTTTCTTCGGTAAATACACCTGGGGATACTAGTTTTTCCATGTATTTTTAAGTTGAGATTTTGTTTTACTTAATAATAAATATCAGTAAAAAATCCCAAACCTTTATTCTACAGGAAGAAATTCGCCGGTTTCCAAATTTAAATTACCATTGCCGTATTTATCTGACAATGAATCAATGAAAGCTTTCTCTGCCTTACGAGCATCATTATACTCTACTAATAAGGTAGCTTTAAGGTCGTTTAAGTTGGTTAACATAGCCTCTAGATCAGATACCTCCATGGTGACTTGACCCAATTTAACTGTTAGTTCAGAATACTTTTCTTGTAACTTCTGTACTTGTTCTTTTTCTTCGTTAGTAATAGTTGCCATAAACTTTATTTAAAATAAATATCATGAATTAGATAAATCTTGCTGATAACCAGGTGGATTTGACCGATTATCTAATGCATATTGTTCTGCAGTGGTATCTGTTTCAGTCATCGTAACTATTTTATTAGCACTTATTAATTTGTTCATTGCAGGTGCATTAGGACCTGTAGGATTAAGTATATAAGCTTTAGTTCTTAATGAAATAGTAGTTTTAACTAATCTATCATCTCCTACTGTATTTGTCAGATCCGGAGTAGGTGATTCTACATGTGTAATAAATTTATAAGTGTCTCCAAATGCTTTTCCGTCAAACCACAATAATTGTTCTATAATTTCATTCATTTGAAATGTATAGTTTGTCCAAACCATTAATTCATATTGCAGTTCAACAAATTTAGGAATACTTAAAGCATAAAATTCTCTGTTAGGCTTTTTGTTTCTAGTCAATGAAAATGCATCGTATCTGTTTTGAGCCGAATACTTTTTTTCCAAAATAATTCTGTTGTCCGCAGCTTCTGAAACAGTCATTCGTTTCAAGTCTTCTCTAGGATTAATTCCAGCTCTTCTAATAGAAATTATAGGAGTTAGTATCTTTCCTTGATTATCTCTTATAAAACCATATTTTTTAATTGATGCCCATTTTTCTGCTGATGCAAATATAAATGGAACTGTAATAATATCATTACCTTCTGTAATAGTAGGTTTAACGGTATTTTCTAAATGATATAAAACAGCATAATCTACATCATATAATGATATTCGTATGTCTTGTATAGTATCAGTGTCTCTTCTAATATTAGATACACCTGCATTTTCATTTACTTGTTTATCAGATGAAAATGTAGATTCAGTTGATGTTGGTTTGTTTATCATATATTAGAAGGTAAAGTAGATTGTTTAGTTACAGGTGTATTAGACCCAAATCTAGTAGGAATAATATTTAATGTAGATTGACGAGTCATATGTGCTGCGTAAATAATAGACATTGACGCACCATGAGAATTTCCACCAAACCAGTTATCAGGATCTTTACCTGCTACTAATTGATTTTCTATTATAGAATCTAATTCAAAAAATCTAGATCTGTATTCTACTATATCACCTGGTTCTGGTTTTATATTATTATTAACTAGATCATCTTTAAGAAAAGCAAATGTAGCTGTTTGAGATACATCTAATCCAAAATCTGAATCACTCCATGTTTGATCATCAACTGTAACTAATGAATGAATTAGTGTCGGAGTATAATACACCATTTTATCTGATTCGCCATAAAAGTTATAAGATGTCTGATCAGTGTTAACTTGATACACTAATACTTCAGTGTCAATAATGTTATGTAATAATTCTCTATTTATTGACTTAAATAGATTAGAGTCGCGTACTGATCCAAATAATGCCATATCTTATAATAAACAAATTAACGGTAATAAAAACGGAATTAAAGCTCCCACATATATGACTAACGGAACCTTGCTTAACTGAGTCTGTAATGCCTCTGCTTCAGCTGAATGCTTTTCTAATTGAACTTGTCTAGATACTGCTTCTAAATTTTCTCTCATTTGAGTAACTAGTTCTTCTCTTTCTTGTTGACCTTGTGCAACTAGATCTGCTCCATTTAAAGTAATTTCTGATCCTGGAATAGGAATAGATGAATACTTGTTTCGTATATTACCTAGTATTTCTTTAACTAATGCTAATGTATACTTTAATATCCATTGCTTACCAGTTGGATTAATAAATTTGTATTCATGCCTTTGATAAGGTACATTTGAAAAGTCACCTACTGTACCAACCAATGAATTCTGATATACCGAAGCATTTCGTTCTTCTACGGTTATATAGTGAACGAATAAATTAAATTCGAATTCAGGTATAGGGAAGATTCTTATTTTATCTCCTGATACCTCAAATGAATATCCTGAACGTCTAATAAGGTCATTGAATTCAATTGCTTGTAGTCTTAATAAATCAGCATACATTGGCATCATCATAAATGATACACCAGGTGAATAACCTCCCCATCCAAATCCTTCAAGCATTGTTTGTGAACCTAAACCTGTTCCTACAAATGGATCAAAGTATCTGACAATTGCAGGCGGGTTAGTATGAAATACTTTTTTAAGTTCAATTGTTTTATTTACATCTGAAGGATTTTCAAATGTAAAATCTGATAATGAATATACTTGCTTATTTACATCTACCGCAATTGAAGCTGACTTATAAGCAATGTATCCACCTGATTGAGCTTCTGTTCCATAATTTTTTGCAATTGAAATCATTCTACCTAAAGTAGGATTGATTGGCATGCCTGTTAATAAAGAACTAGTCGGTGATCCTTGTAAAGTCAATAAATTGTCTCTAATAGAAAACTGGTTTAATTGATTTGAATATTCTGTTACAGCTTCTTCGAAACAAGTATAAATTTGTTTTGGTTGAACTTCTATGTCTTCAATTGGATATCCTAATCTAGTAGCGCAGAAATCTACTACTTTATCTGCATCTGATTGAAACTGATAATCATAGTCGTAAAATCCAAA